CGTTCACTCAACAGAAACCTTAGTGGGATTACTCTGTATGTTGTTATGTTTGTCGGTGTTTAAGGGTTCCCGGTGTGGGCGAAGGGAGACGAATAGTCGATCTCCCTTCTTTGCACCGCTGTTCCACTCTTAAGGGAGTGTTTTCTCTCCCCTTAAGACGAGAGGAGCACCACTTCCTCCCGTATAAGGTGGCACCTTCTACCCAAGATTCGCTTTAAATCCAGTTGTAGACAGCAGTTTCACCCACAGAAACCTCGTCAAAAGTTCCCCCTCTGACGAGCGTGTCAGTAGCAGCCTCAGGTGCCTCCAGAAAGGAGGTCAGCATGTTGTTCCAGCGTTGGCGAGAGGACTCAATTTCGGCCTGCCTTGCGGAGATTGCTAGAACATCCTGAAAGTACTTGACTCCAAGAGCTAGAGCGTCAACCCGGTCGTCGTGTTTAACGGCACCTTTTTCGCGGCACATCCTGGTCAACTGATACATCAACATGCGAGGCAGTCGTTCCTCAGGTGCCTGGTCAGGGTTGGAGCGGTAGTCCCAATCGATGAGGCGTTGGTCGATGATAAGGCGATGTTGGTTAAGGACGGGCTCTAGGGTGTCAATAATTCGATCTTCCTTCCTTGTTGTGGCTCGACTCTCTTCAAACTCCAGACCAACCTTCATCTCTTGGGCGTGTTTCTTCATCAGCTCCATGATGGCACCATCACCGAAGTTAGATTCAATGAGGCACTTAGATGCACCGTACTTCTTGGCCCTCTTAAGGATTTCTCTAAGTGTTGTGTCGGAGTATCCGTCTTGGGTCGCGTAAATATCTCTTAAAAACAGGAAGCCATTGATCTGTGAAAGGATAATGGCAACGGTTTCGTCCTTGCCACGACCAGAAGGGTCCACAGCAACAATAGTTTCCCCATAGGATACGAATTCTCCGGTTGCTTTGGGTCGGTGCCATCTGTCGCCTGGAAGGGCCACGGCAGGGAGATCCAACAGAGTTTCCTTGTCTGCCCCCCAGATCACGTCCGAAGGCCCCTTGGCGGGGTCCAGAGGCATCACTGAGAAGTCACTAAGCTTGAGGGGGAACTTGAGGGCGTCACTAAGGCTCGTGTCGAGCATAAATTGCAATAAAAAATTACTGCGACTCATGCTTTGTTCCCGACTTAGCAGGTCAATATCTGAAAACCGTGTGTCTGTTGGTTTTCCAGCAAGCTCTTCTAAACCATGCTTATCAATATCATCTTGAAGCTCTTTTGCTAATGTACCTTCATAACCAACAAGGTTTTGTGGATACCTTGCCGGCCAAACCATTGGAATATAATTCCGCTCGTGGAGAGTCTTATAAATTGTAAAGCAAGATTGAGGTGTGCCGAGAAAAAGGATGCGACTGTCTTTTTTGGGGGTAAGAACTGATTCAAATTCAGTAATAAGTTGAAGCAGCTTTTCCCTCATCATATCCGTTGCACTATTATTTGGCGTTTCGCAGTCATCGGCAATTATAAGATCAGCGCGACTACCAGTCAACTGTCCAGATATGCCGACACTTTTAACGGATGGTGACTGAGCAGGGCGGCACCCGGCAACGTCAAAAGAAACTCGTGACCAACGCTGATCATCGTCTTGCGGACGCATGTGGGCAAGCCACTCAAATTCTAACACGCACCGTTGACAAAAAATGCTAAAGTCATCAGCTCGTTGCTTGCTTGCTGAGACAACCATAATTTTTTTGTCTTTGTCGCAGAATAAATTCCACAACACAAAGGCAGCTGTGACCCAACTTTTGCCTAATCCTCGAAAACATTGAAGCATGATGCGATTGCCTCCGTGTTGAAGGTAATTCGCCATTGCCAATTGGGCTCGTGTTGGCTGGGGAAGTTGAAGAGATTTCCAACAAAGCCGAAGAAACAACTTAAAGTCTTCCTTCAATCTTTGCTCTAAATTTTGTGGCGATTGCTTCAAGTTCTTCAATGGTTGCATTAGATTTAATGGTGTTAGCTTTGTACGAAATTACCCAAACATTGCCTTTAATATAGCCTTTAGATGAGTCAATTCTATCTAATGTTGGTGAATTAGGTATGACACATTTTTGTCCTTTAAACAAAGGTATGCCAAGTAAAGGACACGTATCTGGAATAATTATATCATTAATGTCAATGTTGTGCTCGAATCCTTTTTTTCGGGCTCGGCTTCTACTGCGCTGAAGCATGTATGCTTCTTCTGTAAACGCGCGTCCATGTGTAATTAAATTTTTCCCCCGATGACAACCACAAGATTCTTGGCCACGTTTTGCGGCGTCATCTCGTACTACTTTTTGTTTACCGCAGTGACATTGGTACAATCCATAAGTATGCGTACCTGTACCCTTTCGAGAATCGTCTCTAAGACGTGTTAACATAATGTTAGGTCTCCATACATATAAAATAAAGTGAAGGGGCCTTAGAATCGCTTCCAGGCCCCAGTGGTGGCTATTTAGTTTTGGTGTTATACTTCTTGCCCTTCCAGGTGAAGGTACTCTTGCCAGCCTTGCGGGCATCCCTAAAGGTACTGTCAAAGGACTTACGGGGCCCAACGACGGGGCTACCCTTGATGGCGGAGGCCTTCTTCATGGCAGCATCGCGGGCACCCTTGAACTTTGAAGTGGAGCCTTTAGATGCGGCCTGAGCATTACGACGCTTAGCCTCGTCCTTGCTGTTAACACCAGGCAGGGTGTCGTCGATCTTGCGACCAACAGGGCGGAGGGCCTTACCAAGAGCAGCACCAGCCTTCTTGGCAGCAGGACCAAGAACCTTGCCAGCAACCTCACCGGCAACCGCAGCAGCAAGACCCTTACGAGCCTTGGCCTTGGCAGCGTCGGCAGTGGCCACACGAGCACGGTTAGCAAGACGATTGGCGGTCTTGACGGCCTGACCACGTTCAATGGCGTCTTAACAACGTTGCCCGTTCCCGGAGCAGGCGTCCGGGGCTTGGGTTCGGCAGCCTTTGCGGATTTGGCAGAACCGAGTTGGTTCATCTTTTGCCAAGACTTAGCATCATTGGCTTGGGCCGAGGCTGGGCGACCCCGACCACCGGGACCCCGTACATTGCCAATAGAAGGACGGGCAGGGCCTGCCGGTTTAGCAGGAGCAGGCTTCTTCACGCCACTTTTTTGAACGCCACCTTTAGCGATCTTTTGCATTTGGAGCTTACGACGCTGACTTTCCAACATCGAAGGGCCTTTCTTTTTAGCAGGCATAATAATTACCTTTATCAGGCGTTGATGGGGCCAGTCGTGGTAGCAACCTTGATGGAGAAGCCGGAACCAGTACCACCAATGTTAGCAGCGGCAGCACTCAGGGTTTCGTTTACGTCGTAGCCAGCGCCACCATTAACCAAGGTAACCACGGTCACAGCACCACCAGCAACGGTGATGTTAGCAGTAGCACCAGTACCCGTGCCACCAGTCAGGGCCACACCATTATAGGTGCCAGTGGTGTACAGTGTACCGCCGACAAGGGTGTTAAGGGTCAGGATGCGGCCCTGAACGGTCTCGACGCGGGTAGCACGACCAATGCTGGTGGTGGTTGCGGCGCGATCCGCAATGGCGATAGCAGCAATGGCCTCGTGGGCCTGGGCCACCGTGGTAGCAGCCGTGATACCAGCCGAGGTTTCGGAGGCAATGGTTTGAATGGTTTGGGCCTGACAGCGACGACCAGGGGCGCTAGACACGTCACCGTAAGCCGACACAAGTTCAGCAGCTTTAGTAGCCATTTGATTAAAAAAATAAAGTACTAGCTAGTTGTCCAGGAAAGGACCTTAGAAAAATTAGAGTGGTCAAAGAAGTCTTGACCAACCCACCAGCTCAACCAGTGGTTCGAACCTTTGGACTGGTTACAAGAGCGGCAGGCGGGCACCACGTTGTTTGTGGTGTTGTGTCCCCCCTTGGTTTTAGGGTTAACATGATCCAGGGTTAGATTATGTGTAGATCGACAGTAAGCACACTGGTAATTCCAGGACTCCTTGATCGACTCTCTCCACATTCTCTTGGCTTCGGAACTTGTCATGGCCCTTAGGTTGTAAAGGTAGGCAGAAGGGTCTTTGAGAGGCACAGCTCCTCTTCGGTGGGTTACTTCTTTTTCTTAGGAAATCCAGCCTTCATGTTGGAGTAGGCCTTAGCAGTCACCGTGCTTTTACTTTTCGGGCGACTGGTTCCGGCCTTGCGACGCTTGTTGATGTTGGCATAAAGGCCTGGTGGCTTGGCGTTTCCTTTGTTCATTTTCGGGGGCTCTTACCGTTGTGACCATTTCTGGCTCTGTTTTTTGATGGCGACTCAAGTACCATTCGGCCATCTTTGGTGTGGGAAAGGTCTTTACCGCCCTTCCCCGCGATTCCCTTGCGCCTCCGCTCGGACCACCGCTCTTCGGAGGCATTCTTAACAGAGGGCTTTTTATTCAGTTTGCGTTGATACGCCGCCTTCTTGGCCGCTGCCTTTGGGTTGGCTGCGTAGTACTTGGCGGACTTACCTTTTGCTTGCGCCATTGTCCTTAAAAAATACTTCGTGTTCAAGGCGCTCGATGCGAGTGGTGGAAGCGCTCACCCGTTCGACAAGCACCTCCACCGACTTAGCAATGTTATGTAGCGTAATGAGGTGCCAGCTAAAGAGACCCAAAAAGGCAGTTGCCGCAAAGTTTCTCAATAATGCTGACATCTCACCATCGTTATCGGATGGCCCTTTCGACATCCTCCATCTCCAATTCAAGTGATTCAAAGAGGTGGGCTAGTGGAGAGCCAGAAACAGGAATGCCTGTGATGTTATTTTTGGACAACCAATCGGCTGCGGCCTTAAGATCTTGGGTGGTGGCAACGCCGCTCTTGATGCGGTCGATCAATTCGTTAGTGACGAGGCCGTGAAGCTCGTTGAATTGATCTTCAGTGGCTCTAGACATGATGGTTAGGGGCTAGTATCGACCATCAGGCCATCGTAGATGGGGTAGTCCGAGGTCAGAACCACCACCGTCTTGACCCAGCCAATGCTGGTATAGGTCCAGCTGCCACCATGAGCGGGGGTATAGACTTGCCCAATCGTAGGGCTGACGGGAAAAGTGGGGTAAACAGGATGTGCCATTAGTTATTTTCCTCAATGAGGCGGATGAGTTTGCTAGGGTAGGACGGATCGGTCGCGTAGCCTTCGCTTTGGAGCAGCTGACAGCACTCCTTCCACGACGTAGCACGGTTGATGCCCTTGTAGCCCTTGTAATCTTTGTACCACATGGCAATCAGGTGGTCGATACAAGCAGTAGGGCTAGGATAGTCCTTAAAGCTGGCCACAACCGTGGTCCAACGGCCATTCAGGAACTCTTTTGTTTCCTGGAGGGTACCAGGAGAGCCCTTAATGCCAAAGAAGTTGTTCTTGCCAGACGTATGCTGACCCCAGCTGCTTTCCAGGGCCCACTGGGCTGCCACAACCTCGGGAAACTTGGCTCCACAGGCCTTAGCAACGGCCTTGACGCCCTTCCACGAGTTCTCAAAGGTAAGGGAAGCAGGGGCAATCTTAACTTCCTCGATGCGACGGAGGTCCATGAACCACGCCTCACCACCATGTGTCCACCGTGGAAGCCAATTCTTCCAGGTATAGCTGACACTCTTGCCACCAATACCACGGTGAGGGTAGCCTCCATTAAGGTTATCGAGTTCCCCATATGGGTCATGGAAGATGCCATGGGTTTCGGTTGCTCCAATCAGCAGAATCCAGTGCCCACCACCCCGAGGGGCTAAGGACGGACCATGATGAAGGAAGCCAACAGGCACCGGAAGGCCCGCACCAAGGCGATCATAGAGGCTTTGGAGGTTGCCGTTCTTGTGGAACGTGGCCTTGACGTTGTAAGCAGCTGCTGCCTTGATCTGTGACTGTGGGTTCGTGGTGTCCCCGTACTTGAGGACAGTTCTCAGGTAGTCATCATCAGCATTGACGCCCGACAAAGCGGAAGGCCACAGGTATTTGACACCCATGGCCATCGTGCTAGAAAAGCACATCCTGTCTGCGTGGGCCGTGCGACTATCTGTTTGTGGGTAGTACTGGGCAACCGGCAGGAGGATGTTTGTCACCGGAGGGAATCCTTGAATTTACGGATCTTGTCGTCCTCAGACCGAAGAGGCTTCAGCAGAGTGACGACTTTAAGAAAGACTTGAACAACGCTATTGGAGCGATACTTGCTCAGTCCAATGATCTCGGACGCAATGAAAAGTCCGAAAAAGATGGCAGCTTCATAAGAAAGCTTAAGGCCGAAGATGGTGATCATTTGCCTTGTCCTCGTGATTGTTTACGAGAGTGATTTGGTAGGGAATGTTGCCCCTGCCCCTGTTTAGTCTTTTTCGGGGGGCCGGGGACGTGGACGACCTTGTTAAGGGCGCCTTTAGGCTTGGACATCGTTCACCCAGGGCAGACCCGCAGCACGGGTGGGACGACGCTGCTCATCCAGTTGAGTCTGAAGGGCAGCATGGATCTCCTGAACCTTCTCGTCACCAAACTTAGGCAGAAGCCATTCCATGACAATCTGATCCTCAGTCAGCTGAGAGAAGGGAATCAGTTCACCTTCAGGACGCTCAAAACCAATAGAACCATAGGCCCCAGCTGAGTAGGTGCCATCGGTTGCATTGACGGTATAATGTGCGGTATACACATACCCGTCAGCGGTTTCCCTTTCCAGGTTGACGATGCGCCAGGTGAAAGAGGTGTTGATGTCAGACATGATACTTAAAGAATAGGAATTTCGTAGGTTTGAGTGGTGTTGGCATAGTGACGCCAGATAACGTCTGCCGTATTTCCAGCCCAGGATGCAACCTGAGCAACAGGAATGCCTGCCTCGATCCAGCGACTGATTGCTGTATGACGCAGATCGTAGGGGCGATAGAGGTGGGTAATCAGGTCCGCAGCACGGAGCCGATCCATCTTTTTGCGAAAGTAACTCTGAAACGAGGACCTATCCCAAGGAAAGAGATACTCTTCGTTCTGATCTAGGGTTTCCAGGATCTCTTTGCACTTCGCATTGAGGGGTACCCAACGCTTCTTATTCGTTTTTGTGCTGTTTTTAAGGCCGTGGGTCAGGGTAAAGTTCTTGTGGACCAGGATCTTATCGTCCTTAATGTCGTTCCAAGTAAGGGCCCTGACCTCGCCAGTCCTCATAGCAGTCTGGAGCATAAACTCCGCGTAGGTGGCCCAGTTGGTAGACCGGTAGGTTTGCTTTGCCTCAAGGGCAACCATCACCAGACCAATCTCGTCCCTGGGAATTACCACAATTTCTTCGTCCTTCTGTGGAGCCTTGGGCATCCGGAAGGTCATGATCGGGTTGCGTGCGATAATAGCAATGTCCTCTTGGCTGGCCCAGCGGTAGAGGGCCTTGAGGTACATGGCCACCCGCCTTGCCGACTGAACCGGCTGCTGCTGGAGAACCCACGTCAGAATCAGGCGACCCTCGGTCTCAAAATTCTGGTAGGGGCAGCGACTTAACCATTTTGTGGCTTGCCGGTAGTCGGACGTGAGGCTTGTGGCTGACAGGGAAATGGACCGTTCAGCGACGAACTGGTCCCAAGCGGACATAAGGGTGAGGCCCATGGAGGTGTAGCGGGTAACAACCACACTACCGTACCAGAGCCATCAACCGCCGTCAACCCCCCTGAAGTGAGTAGGACTACTGGGCCTCAAGGGCTGCAACGCGATCCTTCAGAGTTTCGATCTGAGCAACCGCTTCCTGCAGCGCATTGGTCAGCACGGCGATCAGGCTGCCTTCAGCGATACCAAAGAACTGTTCTTCAGGTGCCAGCTCGTTGCCTTTGCTGTCCAAAACAGCAGGCCGGACATTCTCCTTGATGACGCTGCTGAGCCAGGGCTTGTCGGTCAGAACTTCCTGCACCTCTTGGGCAATGAAGCCGACCTGAGTGCCCTGGGGGAAATTGTGCCCTTCCCGCACCAGCACCTCATTGCCCTCGTCATCGGTGCGGGTGATGTCTTGTTGTTGTTTCCAGGTGAAGCTGACGGGGCGCAGGGCTTTGACTAGATCCAAGCATCCGCCAAGGGATGCAACGTTTTCTTTGTAGCGACCATCCGACGTGGCAACTGTGGCGCTGGTAGCAAAGATCTGGCTGTTGACTTGGAGCTTGTAGGCGCCGTTATCTGAGGTATATCCAATTAGCAGCTCTTGGCCGCCGTTGATACGCATTGCCTCAGTAGGGGTCCCAGTTGCATCAGCAGAAGATGCGCTTGATACAAGAAAGGCGAGACCACCAGTAATTGCTCTTATTTTTTGGACAAAAACAGACCCACCGCTTCCGCTCCATGCGGATAAAGTAATGTCAGTCGTTCCGTCACCTGAGTTGCCTAAAGTAATTCCCTGATAGCTCGCATTAGAACCGTCTTGGACTACAACTTTAGCGCCCGATGACCACCCAGACGCCGAGGACGTGCCAACTAACAGGCGCCCCGATCCATCGCACCTAAATCTCTCGGTGTTGTTAGTGAAGAACCTCATGTTCGAATTTCTGCGATTGAGGAAATAGGTTTCTCCGTCAACTTCGTGCAGAATTTCTAAACCGTTACCAAGGCCAAAACCGCTTGTAGGGTTACTGACTTGAATTGCACCGTCTACGGATAAAGTCCTACCAGGCGTCGTAGTGCCAATCCCTAGTGACCCTCCATCCGTCAGCCTCATCTTTTCGTTTCCAGCGTTGTTGCTGAAAACCATGTCGGGGCTTACTGCATTAGTGGCACCAATCCAATAGTTGCCGTTTGGTGCCAATGCGCTTGAGTAGCGCACCCCAACTGAATAAGTTTCGCTGTTTGCAGTAACTCGACCACGGCCACCTTGGGCATCTAACAAATAGGTAGGGCTACTAGTCCCCAGACCTAAGCGGCCTGTGGAGTCAATACGAAGGCGCTCACTGCCTCCTGTGGATGCCGCCAGTGTGTCTGCTGCTGGGCTCCAGAATCCGGTGTTCAGGTCGCCGGTGAAGGCAATCGATGGAGTGCCGACTGCGCCCAGTGCGTGACTAAAGACGCCCGTGGTGGTAATGTTCTGGCTGCCGAAGTCGGGGGCTACCTTGGTGCCAGCGATGGCGGCAGAGGCGTTGATGTCGGCGTTATCAATTGTGCCAGCAGGAAGGTTGCTCAGGTCCTCACGAAGAAGAGGGCGTCCACCAACGGTAGCATTATCATGAACAACAATAGTATCTTTATCAGTATCAACAGTGACCTCACGAAGGGCACCAGTAAACGTTGCGTGCTCAGCAGTAGTACCACCACGCAGTTGAAGTTGATCGGCCATGAATCTTAATAAGAAAGAGAATTAAACAGTACCAAGATTAGTCAAGCTACAACCAATAGCACAGTTGTAGTTAGAAGTTCCACCATCCTCGCCAGTAAAATAATCTGAAACGCATCCGGAGGTAAGGTTGCCAAGATCAATTACTTTGGATCCAGGCGAACCAACAGCTAGGTTGTAAAGATCAATAAAAGCCTTTTGACCAAGACTAATGGCTTGGCTAGCCAGAACAATTGCGTTGTTTGAGGTAGTAACTGCAATTGACGCATTACTATTGGCAGTGTTTGCTGTAGAAACAGCTGCTGTAGAATTACTGAGAGCTGTGTTTGCTGTAGCAGCAATACCATTTGCCGTTACAACAGCTGCTGCTGAATCAATAATAGCTTGGTTGGCGGTGCTTAATGCCAGCGTCGCGTCAGCATCAGCTTGATTGGCTGTAACAATAGCAGCCGCAGCATCAAGAGCAGCCTGGTTGGCCGTCGCCGTGGCTGCGTTGGCCGTACTGACGGCACCATTAGCCGTACTAACAGCAGAAGCCGCCGTGGCAGATGCGGCGTTGGCCGTACTCACTGCTGCCGAAGCGTTTGAGGAGGCCGTGTTGGCCGTGCTAACAGCAGCTGCTGCACTAGAACTAGCAGCATTGGCCGTCACCACCGCAGCATTAGCAGTACTAACCGCACTGTTGGCTGTGCTAACAGCTCCGTTGGCCGTAACCACTGCCGAGTTGGCGGTGCTGATGGCCGTGTTGGAGTTTGTTAGGGCGGTATTTGCGGTAACTGTAGCTTTCCCGGCAATGCTACTTGATTCCTGCCCAAGGTAGAGCAGTTGATCGAAGTCATTGTTCAGATCAGCGGCGCGAATCGACGAACCCGGAAAGAACGTGGCTGCCAGACCAGTGTCGTCTGTTTCTCGATAGATTCGGATGGCCACCCCAGCACCAGGGGCAGACAAGAATTGAAGGGAAGTTGCGCTGGCAAAGACGTATGCAGTTGTAGGAGTGCCATTAAGGGTGACCTTAACGTCGCTCTCATCAAGATATGGGAAGGTAAAAGAATACAGGGTGGTCGAACCGTTCCCTGTATATAGATTTTCAACAATTGCCATTAGAATTTAAGCAGTTGATCGAGAATGGCAGAATCAGCTTCAGCAGATGGACGCTTGGTGCGTTGCTTGTCGGAGTAGATGCCTGCTTTGTATTCGGCAGAGATCACACGACTCTTTGTCAGGTCTTCTTGGAACTTCTGATCTACGTCTTCAAGACGTGCAAAGGCGATCTGTTTGGCGGTGCTGAATTGATCAGCAATGCGATTGTAATAACGAGGACGTGCGCTTGGATCACCATTTGGATCAAACGGACGGTTACGATAAGCCTTCATATCTTCTTGGAACCACTCTTCTTTCATAAGGGAAGCCAAGTTACGACGAAGACCAGCCTTATACATCTCCTCTTTAACAAACTTGCGTTGCTCAGCACTTAATTTAATGCCTTTGTAGCTTTCAAGATTATCTCTCCAGTTGTAACGAGCCCGCATCAGCATGTCCTTGACGGAATCCTTCTCATCCACAGCAACCTCAAACGGCATGTTGGCGTTCCAGAGGTTACCGTAGGGGTTCTTCATGGGCTTACCAGTAAGGACATCAATCATTACCGGAGCCATGTTGCGGATCAAAGGAAGGTTACCGCCAAAGACCCGTTCCCACTCATTGTCGTATTCTCGCTGGTAGCTATCGAAGGTGTTGGCAAAGCCCCTGACCAGACTGGCCCAAGGCACAGCAGCGGTATAGGCAAAGCCAGCAAACATCTTTGTTACCTTTTCAGGGGTCATTTGACCCACATCAACGAAGGAAGCAAGGGCGTCAAAGTTCGCAAAGTAGCTCTTCTCTGTGAGACTGGCAGCAATGGCCAGCACCATCTGTGTAGAAAACTTCTCAGCAATCTCCATGCCGCCAGGATTGTCCTCGCCAATGAACGTGACGATTTGAGCCAAATCAACTGCGGCAGCAACAATGTTGTTGAGGGGTTCGATGGCATTGTAAGAGATCCACAAATCGCCAACCTTGACCGACCTAGGACGAATACCCAGGGTTTTCCACCGTTGACGTTCTGCTGGATCCACAGGAAGGTTGCCCGTCCAGTTACCAGTCAAACCAAGACCAAATGCAGTGGCAGTAACCAGAGCGCCAATGGCTTGACGACCCTCCAGCTCCGCAACCGTAAGTGCATCACCCTGGGCAACAGCCTCGGCGTAACGCTTACTAAACTTGTGGGTCAGAGGAAGGTACTCAAGCTGGTACTTAAGAAGGTTGGCAGGTGTCCGAATGAAGGGCACCACAAACTTACCAAATGGAATGGCCTCAATGAAGCCGGTAAGCATGTTAACTGCTGCGCCTGGATTATCTTGGAACGTAGCAATTTCAGCATAAGTTGAAAGGCCCTTATCCTTAAGCTTACCAGTCTGAGGATCCATGTATTGAGAGTACTTTTTAAGGTACTTCGTGATCAACTCACCCCGCTGCTTGATGTCCGGAGACTCAAGAATAGCGTCATGGATGGCCATTTCGGTAATGCGTTGACGAGCGATGATGGTCTTAACAAAGTCATCGGTGCTCATCAGCAGCTTACCTGGGGCATCCAGGAACTGACCATAGCGCACCGTGAACTTAGCAAAGCCAGCAGCGGCCTGCTCCAAAGGATTGGTGGCCATCCGCTCCATCATCTCAATGCCAGCCTCAATTTCTGCCTTGTTGATGACGTTGGCAGGAGTCCAGGTAGAGGGGACGCCTGTTTTCCAGGTGATCTTAGCAATCCGCCAAGCATCTCCAATGGTGCTTTGGATGGCACCAAGGCCAGCAAGACCCGCCCTTACCTGAGCCTCATCACCACCAATGGCACCTCTAAGGGCAATGGCGGCTGGATCAAGGAAGATACGAGTGATACCGCTGAAGTTACGAACAGCAGTCTTTACACCAGACAGAATGTTATTGTAGAAGATGTTTTCAGCACCACCCTTCCAGATGTTAAAGACAGCCTTAGCATAAGACATGCTATTTGCTGGATCACCACCGGCAAGGACCATGGCACGAGTCAAGGAACGAAGCTTTTCTTGGGCCTCAGGATCTCCTCTGCGAGCAGCAGACTTAATCTCCTCTGCCCACTTCTTGACTTGACCATAGGTAAGCTCGTCGGCTTCCTCCATCTCACGCATGACCTGTTCCCCAGAGGAGAAGGCCTGACGAAGACGAACTTTGAACCCACCAAGACCAGAGCCGTGGTAGCTGGCACTCTCTTTGTAGATACCAAGCAGGCCAACAAACCTATCAACCAGTCGGTCGTAGTTGTTGAAACCACCGATACTAGAGAAATCCAGTTGCTCAGCACCGTAAGCAATGTCGTAGATCTTCTTGGAAAGGTCATCAACAAGAGTCTTGACGGCAATGGCACCTTCGCTGGTAGCAAAGGTTCCTTTGGGTTCGACAAGCGTACCACCCGCATCAGCGAGCGCCTTGATCATTTCCTCTTCACCCATCACATCGTCAAAGCTCTTGAACACATCATCGATGCGATTCAGGATGGCCTCGGCATTAGCACGAAGTTCATCAACGGTACGACCAGTCTTGCGGGCAATTTCCTTAACATCAATCTTTTTCTGGAACCTATCGATAACGGATTGTTGTCCCTCATCAAGGTTCATGATGCGAATCTGAGCATCCGTAAAGATGTTACCAGATGAGGCTGCCTTACTAATACGACCTGTGCCGTCATCAGCAAGTTCTCCAACGGTCTGATCAACGACAGCCTTTGTGGGGCTGACGGGTTCACGAGATGCGGCTTGTGTTTCCCAGTACTCTCGCTGAACATCTGGGTCAGCATTTTCGTAGTACCGGGCTTCGAGGTCAGCCTTTTGAGCTTGGAGATCACTCAGCTCAGCGTCGAGGCGAACGGCCTCATCAGGATCGACATTAGGATCAATCCTAGCTAGTTGCTCGTTAAGCTCCGTTTCTTTATTGAGAATACCATTCAATTCAGCATCGGTGGCTTCGGTCCAACGAACACGCTCCACATCAGCAGCCTTGGCATCAGTCTTAGCAGCAGCATCGGTCTCCTTTGTAATAATGTCTACGCCCTTGGCAATGGCCTCCTCCTTGGATCCACCTGCCTTGAGTACATCCTGAGCCACTTTGCGGGCCTTAAAAAGGGCACCAAAGGAGTTACCAACGGCATTCAGGGGTCCACCTTCGAGAACCGACTTAACACGGTTCAACCAAGGGTTATCGTCCGGATCAGCAGCAAGGCCAAACCACACGCTGTCCCGCATCTCTTCAGGCACCATGCGCTGGATGGCGGAGCTGAGGTTACCGTCTTCCGGGTCAGAAAGAATGAAATCAGCAATGGCACCAGGAATCAGATCTTCACTGATGATACGCTTACCCTTTGCTGCCCACCACTTGGCACCCTTGAGACCTTCAGGAACAGGACTCTTGCCAATGTCCCCAATGCTTCCAAGGCGCTTGCCAACTTGGCGGGTGGTGACAATAAAGCTAGAGACTTGTGCGGCAAGCTTACCAAGGTCGGTCTTAGGGGTTACCCCAAAGTCCCAAGCAGAACGGATGTACTCGTCTCTATTTTTGTCACGATTGATGGAAACATCCAGAGCCGCCTGAGTGGAAATGTCCAGAAGACCTTCCGTTGTAGCAACAATGGCTTTAACAGGCACCCTCAAAAGATCAAGGGGCGCCTCCATGTCCTGCTTGAACTTCTTGTTTTCAGCAAGGTTCTGTTGCTTCTGTTGTTCGGTAAGGGGTTCACGGGTAAAGGGTTTACGCACCCCTTCCCTTACTTCCTGAGCAATCTTTTGACGCCGAGCCGTCTCTTCTTTTCCAAAGATGGCTGTCTCAAGTTCTTGAGCACGATCAGCAATGAAATCAAATGGAGCTTGGATAACATCACCAACAGGAGCCAAAGCAGACCCAATGGCTTCAAGAGGATTAACTGTTTGTTCTTGACGTTTGCGAGTTTTCGCTTCCTCTTGGGCCTTCTTTTTATCTTCGGCTGCTTTAGCCTGCTGTTGCTTTTGTAATTGCTGTTGCTGACGCTGCTTACGCTTGCGGTCTTGTTCCGAGAAGGTCTTTGTGTAGTAGTCACCAGACAACCCACTTACTTCATTGGGGTTATCCAAAGGATTCCATTTAGGCATTTAGATGTCTCCCTCAGGAGAAGTGAAGTGTTTATTAAAAAGGGCCTACTCACCCGCAGATGAATAAGCCCATGACAACTAAAGAGGTCGTCCAGATTGAATGGATGACTGAAGTCTTCCGGCAAGCTCTCGCCAGTAACGATAAGGCTTCATGCTGTTGCTGCCCCTCGGAGCAGGAGACAAGAAGTCTACGCTGGCAATAGTGCCATCAGACGATACCACACGACCAGTTCCACCTTGAACACCAACCATCTGACCAGGCCGAATGCGCTGCCCAGGGGCAACAGAGATCGACGCAAGGTGAGCATAGAGGGCATCCACGGTTTCTCCAGTAGCAGGGTCTGTGGATTCTACGATAACCATGTTGCCATAGTTTCCGTAGTTCCTACGAATTTCTTTTACAGTACCCGGTAGAACCGCACCAAATCGCTTATCCGCAAACCACATGTCAATACCAGGCTGAAAGCTATTTCCAGTGGTCTCAATGCGGAATGATTGGATGTTGTTGTTACTCATATCCACCGGACGGCCACGTCCAACACGCTCCTCACGAATCTGCCGAAGCAGTTGAGCAGCGTCAAGGCTAGCCCTGTTTCCAGCAGTACCATCGTACTGACCACGACCATTGAGGCTACGAACCGCAGCAAACTCAAGGCTCAGGTCTTCAAGGGCACCACGGAGATCATTGTTTTGACCACTTACGTAACCAGACAGACGCTTACGGTTGTTACTGCCATTGGTAAAGTACGACTCAAAGAGTTGATCTTGAACCTCAGGGGTAAACTTACTGGTCATGGGAATGCCAGTATCCTTTATCAATCCTTGAAGAGTAGTACGTTTGAACTGATACCCGCCAAGAACATTGTACCCACCTGTGTTGTATAGGTTGAGTACCTCTTGAATGGTCATGTTGGTGAGATTAGGAACACCACCAGGAGTGTCTCCAGCAGATCCACGGTTGGCAGCATTGTACCCTTGGGCACCACCTTCCCTGGAAACTATAGCGGTTCTAAGGTCAGCAAACGCTTTACCATCAGAATAGTCTTGCTGATAGGTTTGACGATTACGGGCGCGTTCAAGGACCTCACTGGCTCGTTGACGCTGAAGCCTTGTAGAGCGAGGGTTGGCAAGAATGCGAGCAGCCGTAGGGTCAATAGCCAGGTTTGCTTGATAGGTTTTTCCTGCTGTTGAGCCGTCCAAAGAAGAGGTGTTGATACCATACCGTTTTGCTTGTGTTTTTAGTAGGTCGAGGTCCGATACGTTTGCAGCGGCAGCCAGGATACGAACGCGCTCGTCAGGCTTACCACCAGATCGGATGGCGTCTATATTAGCCTCAACCTGTGATTTGTCGAGACTAGGGGAGAATGCCGAAGCAACCTTAGGAAGCTTGTTAAGGGCTCGATTGGTGAGGTCTTCAAGGCTAGGGCCTCGTTCCAGTTTGACAGAAGACGATACAAAATCTTTATCGGCCAGGCGTGTTTTAATAACACCGTTTTCAACTTTAACTTCAAAACGTGCGTTATTCTTAAGTTGATCTTGACCGCGTTGGATAAGTTCGTCGTAGAGAGCTGCCGTTGTGATGGCTTGACCTGCTGCCCTGGCGGCGGATTCACGGTTGTATCCGTAGACCTGAAGCTCGTTGACAAGTTGCGTTGCAATGGGTTTAGACATTGCTCTGGCGTTTTCTGGGTTGGCTCCTTTACGAATCGCTTCGTCTGAAAGAAGGCTTGTGAAGAAGCCAATCAGATCTCCTGCCACGCTGTTGATCTTGGCCTTACCATCGCTAGAAGGAATAGTATCCTTAACGGAATCATACCCCTCCTGACTGATATAGCCACCAACCAGAAGAGCAGACAATTCGTCTGGATCCTTGATGTTTTTAAGAATAACCCGTTCGTTTTCAACGGAGTAGTTTCTCCGCCGTCCACGAAGCTCTACAAGGGCCGTTGATGCCTCATTAGGGTACTGCGCCGAAAGCTCCTTCAGCAGGGTCTCAGCACTGTCAAAGGCCTTCTGTGCTTGGGTTAGGTTACCAGTCTGCTGGGCGGTGAGCTGCGTACCGAGAATGTCGTCGATACGTTGCTTAAGGTTTTCCTGCTCAACAAGCTCTTGTTCCCGAGTCGAGTCTTGGATGATCTTATCAAGCTGGTCAAACTGCGACTCAAACCGATCATAGAGGGTTCCCAGTTCCGGTTTGTTGGGATTGATCGGGGTGGACTTCAGAATACCTTTGACAGCATCGGCAGCGTTTGGATTGCTACGACTAAGAGACTCAAGGGATTCAAAGAGCTTACCAGAAACAAACTCGTTGGAGGCCCTGCGGTCCCTGGTGACTAAGTAGGCATCATCAAAGGCCTTAGCAATACCATCTTGAAGGAGCTGAGGATCCTGGGTTGAGGCCAGAAGACGACTGACAGTAACGTCAATCTCATCAAGGCGATCTTGCCGGTTGTTGGCAAAGATCTCCTTCATCCGGTTTGCTGCTGCTCCAGCACGGGCCTCATCGAAACGAGGAAGCACATGCTCGGCAATGATGGCCGGATTCAACCGCGCAAGTCCCGAGGAAGTCATGAACTCGCTGCTGGCTGCTGCCATGACGGCTGCCAGTTCTTCCTCGTTACGGGCCTCTGCTGGTACAAATGTACGTGTAGATCCATCTTGTTGGGTGATGGAAATAGCCGACCCAGGATCTGTACGATTCAGAAAGCTGCTGAAGAAGGAAGAACTTTCGGCTGCGGTCAGCTGTGCCTGGCGAACGGCCCTACCATAGTTCTCCCATCCACTTCGAGCCGGAGCCCGGTTGTAGAAGCTTTCAGCTGCTGCTGGGTTGGTTTGGCTGATCTCATTAGCAACCTGAAGCTCTCCTTCTGCCTCAGCCTTCAGGAACTGGGTCTGTTGCTGGTGCTTTTGAAGGGCCTCTGGTTTGATCTCAGCTTCGCCAACGGACAAGTCAGTCAACCCCCTAAGGTAGTCCGCCTTGTTGCGTTCTTCGGCCTTCTTGACCATGTACTTGCCAAGTGTGTCTGAGAACCCGACAAGGGCTTCAATGTCTCTGGCTTGATTTTCAAAGAACACCGCTCCAGCAGTTTCAGCTTGACGAGTGCGTCGTTCTGATTCAGCCAGAAAGTTACGACTTGGATCAAAGGCTTGAACTGGTTGAAATCCCACCGCATCCTGAGGTCCAGTTAGCTGAACAGCAGGATCTCGTGTTTCATAAATTTTAGCCATTTACTTAACGCCAGTCAATAACGGTTTTGGTTGGGGTGCTCAAGGCTGGATTGGCTACGGGGCGTGGTTGGGCTCCACCACCCACTTGAGGGGCTTTGAGCTGTCCAAACGTGCTAGCTCCACCAACAACAGCACCGCCGATGCCAGCAATCAATCCAATGCCACTAGGACCAGGAACATTGATTGGCGCAGAAGGCTGAAGCATCCGTTGAGACGCTGCCAGGTTCTGTTGTGTTTGGGCTTGATTAAAGATGGATTGAGTTCCAGTAACGTAATCCTGTTCAGCATAGGCAAGGTTCTGACCAAGCATCGCGTAGTCTCGACCAAACATACGATCAGCATCAGCCATAAGCAGGCCAATGGACTGACCACTCCTACCGCTGGCTAACACCGTCCCTTGCTGTTGGAGAGACTTGATGGACAGCTCTTGGGCCTTTTCAGTGGCCTTACGGTATTCAGCCGTAAGTTTCCCCTGCTCCGACGTGTAGGCACGATTAGCAGCCTCCGAGTTCAGACGAATCTGTTCGCTGTAGGCACGTTCAGACTGTTGGTAAGCAGCTAGCTGGGCTTGATATTGTTGTTGAGCAACAGCGTTTTGATAATTAGCCTGCTGTTGTTGTTGAGTGTACGCAGCAATGGATCCAATAGCTGATGAGGCTGCTGATCCAATCGCTGTGACAATGGCTAGGGTTTCGGCTCCAAGGCACATGGCACTAATTTAGCAAATTCAACATAGGTTAAACGATTAGGACCAACAGCCACGTACCCAAGCTTTTTAAAGCCAAGCATGTGCAAGAGCTTCATGTGCATTCGGTTACGCGGATCTGCTATGTTGTAAAGGACATCATAGCTAGTCTGTTGGGCTAGCCACTTTTTGGCTTCCTTAAAGAATAGTTTTGGATAGGGGCGGATGTATGGTGTTGTCACCATCCAAATCTTCCCGCTTTGGGCGTCTGTTCTGGACACCCCCGCAATCCCACAAATCATTCCATCGGGGTTCCAAAAGGTGACTGGGTTTTCAGAGGAGTAGACAGACAAGATAAGTGCCTGTTCTAGGTCATCAAAACCTAGCCCAAGAATTTCTTGCCTGTCATTCTCTTGTAGGTTTTTTGCCACCCAAATAGCATCTAGGTGGCTGGCTTGGTGGATTAGCTTGGTGCAAATTCCCATTAGCGTGGACGGATTCCTTTGGTGTTGTAGGTTCCTTCCCAGGTGATGCTCGTGAGCGCAGTAGGGAAGGGTGTATCAGCGATCATCTCAACCTCAACTTGGTTACCCTTTGCCATGATCGGCACCTTGTTCTGGGCGTTACGTAGCATGGGAACCGTGTTGAATGGATAAAGGTTACCAACGATTTGAGGCAATGTCAAGGAGAACTCGTTGCGTCCATCGGCCCTGACATTCACCACAAAGGGTCCAGAGTTGTAGCTGTCAATCGACAGACGAGTGATCATAGGGACGTTGAGTGTATCCTTACGGCCTTCTCCAGCTTCAATAAAGAAAGCGGGAAGGATTGCCGAGGCGGAATACTTGTATCCAAGAGCGAAGGGACTTCCTGTTTCATCCCCCGGCACAACAACAAAGTATCGCTGTCCCACGGGTTCAGTTAGGTCAACTTGAAGCAACTCCTCCGACACAACGCCAGGTTGGAGTGGATCCAAGGTAACCAGCACCGGCTGTAGATTGGAATCCTCAAAACCATCCTTAAAGCAGATGTGGGTCTCATCAGCAACCGCATCATAGACCTTGGTCGGGTTGTAATCAAACAAGTCCAACCTAAGGTCAACGTAGTTATCATCAAAGATCAAGGCCCCACCAGGCGTATCCGTCAGCAGGTTGATCTTACTGAGAACGTGACTGGTGTTGTGCTTGGTGATTGCATAGAGGGTATCATGATCGAACTCAATCATGGCCACCTCTCCAGGCATGTCCCACCGGAACCAAGACGACATGAGCCGCTGGTTGCCATCATTAAAGAACCGGAACAAGTAAAGCTTGTCCAGCTCACGATTACTCAGGATGGCAAACGTGGAGGCAGAGCTAGTGGTCTTAAGGTCCCTAACGTCGGACGGCAAATAGGAGGGAATGGTTCTGGTAAGTTCAACCACATTAGGCTTATCACCAGAAGCTCCGATTTGCATCTCAAACACACCCGTGGCTGTGTCGCTCTGTTCAACAAAAAGGATGCTGGAACCAGTATCAACAGGCCCAATGCGTGGTGATTGGCTGTATCCACTAAGGAGGTTGATCTCTGCGGTGGCTGCTGAGAATGCGTCGGTGGTGGTCTCCAGGATGTACTGAGCGTTGTCCGCAAACAATGCCAGGCCCCTTGGAATCTGAACCGCATGACGCAGCTCAATGGGCTTCAAGGATCCACAGCTTAGATCAATTGGGTCGCTATCAACGATCGTGATGACCGTGCTAGCAAAGAAATTGAAGTAATCAGATGCCTTGGAGCAGATAACATTCTCATTCGACATCAAGATCAAACGATTCTTGAAGAACGAGATGCCGTGGATCGGACTGCCAACAAAGGTAGGCATGGGGTTTGTCTCAGCATCACCCACGACCCGAGGCTTCCAGAACTGCTTACCAATACCATCAACGGTTTGTGTTACGGTGGCTACCGTGTCAATTCTAAAGGTGTCACCCTCAGCATTAGACACAACATCCAGAGCCGTGTACCCACGACCAGAGCGGCTGATGGTTACCCCATCAATCACACCTGGAATGGTGGCGGTAACAGTGAGTCCAGCCTGCTGACGGAGAGCCACGTTAGGATCACCAGAAGGCACAGTATTATAGGACCCTAGAATCGAAAACTCCAGGTTGCCAATGGTGAAGCTGCTATCGGTAGAAGTGACCTGGAATGGAACTCCACCTGAATACCAAGTGTAAGTTTGGGTTCCAGTGATTGATACCACCTTCTCAATGTAAGTGGCAGGGCTGGGGGCCCAAGCAAAGTTGTTGACGATCAGATCTGTACGTACAGCCGTCACCTTAAGGCGCATGTTGAGGCCAGTGCCGCCGTAAACCGGAAAGCTCTGACCAACAGCAAACCTACCATTGCCAGTGGTAAGGATAGTCAACCCAGAGGGCACACCAGTCACCGAAGCCGTTGCTGGGGTTGCAATGGCAGAAGCCTCGTCAAGCTTACGGAAGGTAAACGTACCATTGGCTTCACGAATAATCACGTGAGGCATGGTGGCCTCATTAAGTGTTTCAACAACACTAGGACCAATCGTCTCTTCCCACACACCAGTGCCAGAAGTTCCACCATTGCTGGTAACAAACTTCACGTAGTAATCATCACCCTGAGAAGTTTCAGAGGCCAAGATCTTTACGATGGAGCCGTTAAGGAATTGACGAGGAAGTTGGCTAACGGTACTCACGGTCCCTTTATAAGCCTCAATAGCGTTACCAGCAACGCCACCCTTGGCCTCAAGAGAGAAGTCTGCGTTGTCGGCCCTACGAATGTGAATTGAGTTGCCAATGGCCGTGGCCACGAAGGCGGGGTTGGCATTGATTGCCGTAACCAAACCGTTAAGGATGGTGCTGGCATTCAAAGACGTACCAGAAGTGGTTGGAGTGTTGAAGCTAAAGGATGTGCCAGCAATTACAACCGTGTAGGTCGTGTCGTAGGCAACACTGTTGAGAGTTACGAAACCAAAAGGAGTTAAGGCTGGACTGGTATCTCCAGCATTTTCTCCTACAATGATTCGCCTATTGAGAACAAAGTTGAAGTCGTTGATCTGAAGAATCTCCAGATCTGTTGAATCCGTGTGGGTTGCGTAGGTAGTAGCCGAAGCAGCAGGAGTGTTAACAGTCTGTTGTATACCACTGTCGGCATCCCAGATCCTCAAAACTCCTTGCTTGGTGAACTGAGCAGTGTACTTCTCTTCATCATCTCGAAAGATGGTAAACCACGTACCATCAGAAGCCGCATTAGCTAACTTGCGGATGCCACGAAGCCCAGGACGCTTGGCAAGACCAAAGGTCGGATCAGGGTAGTAATTGATGCATTCCCGCAGTTGATTGGGCAGCTTAAAAGCGTCCGGCTGCTGCGAGACCCCGCCAATTAGGTTAGGGATTTTCTGAGATACGGCAGCCATTATCGTGCGATGGTTCGGAAGGGAGTGTAAGACACATAGAAGTTCTGGCCGGATTCCACTCCAAAGATGTTAACTTCGGAGGTTCCTGTGTCGTAGGCCAGGCAGTTGGCACGGAGGTTCAGCTCGTCTTGACCATTAAAGGCTACCACCTCTTGGGAACCAAGGGCTCGACCAGCGAATACTCGTGTGGCGCGTTGCGCGATGTAATCCTTAAAAACCTGAGGCAGATCCTCAAAGTCAAAAAGCCAGGTCACATCACACTTGACAGGGTTACCCGTGGGGAACGAGTAGGTATGATTGATTTTGTCATAGAGCTTACCGTTACGCAATACGGTCTGGTATCTCTGGACATTGGAAGTTTTGTTGTCTGAGATGGCAAGCACATTACCAGGAATCAGGATCTCACCATTTACATCAGGTGTGAATGGGTAGTTGATTTCTGTGTTGAAGTGCCAGCCTTCCCCTTGAATTTCCCGGTTAACGGATTCAAGGATTTCCAAAGCCAAGGCAAGCTCAGGGTTTGCTACGTCAATAGAAACCACGGGTGCCTGGCCGATGCCACTTAGCATCTGGTTGATTGCTTGGAGTTTTGTCGTCATTGTATCGGACAGGACTTATTAAAGAAAAAGGGGCCAACCTTTAACAGTCAGCCCCAGTATTAAAAGTTTAAGGGTTATCCTCAAACGTTGCGGAAAGCACCAGCAACGGACACACGCACAGCGCCAGCGCCGTAAGCCAGACGGCCCACGACCACATCGCCCTGGTAGATCACCTTGGTGTCAGCACCAGTGGTTTGCACGGAAGGACCGATAGCTTCCACGACACCAGCGGCATCACGGTGGAAGATCAGGCCACAGCTGTTGGTGAAGTTAGCAGCCACACCGTAGCTGTTGTTTTCGCCAGGAACGGCAGCAGCGTCGATGGAAGGACCAGCAGCCGAACCATACTTCCCAAGGAAGGGGATGTTGTTCGACTTGCGGATGGAGATACCAGCGATCTCATAGAGGCCTTCGCCGCTGTTCAGGCTACCCTGAGAGTTGCCGTAGTCACGGTTCAGGATGTTGGTGTCCACCTGGCTGATCAGGGCGTAGTACTGACGAGGAGCCAGCACGGCCACACGACCATCCTTAGGAGCAGCCACTTCATCCAGACGGGCAGCAGCTTCGAAGAAGCCGTCAACCAGGGCCTGGGCATCATACTCGTTGCCAGCGCCGAGGTTGATTTGGAAGCCACCAGGCTCGCCGGTCACAGGGGCGGTAGCAGAGGAGGCACGGTCCAGAACGCGGAAGATCCGACGATCATAGAACTCAGCCAGGCTCTGACCGATTTGACGGGCAATGGGGCCACGGATATCATATTGGGCCAGCACTTCGTCGAGGTTATCAACGAACGCAGAGGCAACCAGCAGGTCGTCCATTGCGATGGTGGTCTCAGCGGCCAGAGGGTCGCCAGAACCAAGGATCGCGGTGCCGGGAACATGGTACCCAGCTTGGATGCGGCCAGTGTGAATGAACTGGGCTTCCTTGCCACCACGCAGGGTCCGGTTCATCACCAGGCCTTTTGCGATCGTGCTGTTACGGAAGGCTTCATACACTTCGCCGGTAAACAGCTTCAGGTAGAGAGCCTTGGTATTACCCGCGCCATTAACTTGGCCGAGTTGAGTAACGTTAAAAGTCATTTGATTAAGGGAATGAAAAAGGTTTATCAGTTCCCAACATGTTGGAGTTGTTGCGCAAAAAGTATTCGGTTTTTATGAAATACGTCCGTTGTATTGGGTATCCAGCGCACCGGGCCAATACTCCAGTCATGACTGGGTTTTTAACGAGGTTATCCCATCCTCAAGAGGAGACCATGGACTCGAACCATGGTAAGCACCCGCTTCTCCTAAAGATGCCCCGCGCTAAACAGCAGCAGGGCGTACTCCAATACCCGTCGATCTGTCCACCCCTCTCTTAATAAAGGGTTGAATACTGGAGATTCGACTATTTTTCCAGTGCCGTTTTAAGCCACGGACACGGGCAGTACATTAGAGAAGATCTCCAGAGGCAGCCAGCTTCTGTTCAATGTCCAAGCGATAGGCCGGGTCAGTCCGATAACGAGGATCAGAAATGGCACGGGCCAGTTCGGCTTGTGAACGGAAACCTTTGACGCTATTCTTCACGGACTTGCCAGACAGGGTTTTACCTTCAAATCCAACAGCATCTTTGTACCGCTGGTTGAGGGCCTGAACAGCAAAGAAGATAGCATCCTTGTTACCGCTGTTGACCACGTTGTCGTAAGCAGCGACCTCTTCTGGCTTCAGGTTTTCCGATGCCCAGGCAAGAGTTTCGTTGTAGGCGTCTTGACCCCCAACGGACTTAACAATGTCCTGAGCCTCAGAGTCAGACAGGGGCTGGCCCGCAGCAAGGGTGTTGTTCTTTTGAAGCTCAAGGTAAGCCTCAATTAACTTTTCAGAGGGAAGCTCCTTAAGCTTTTGAAGGGTCTCAGGCTTAAGTTCTTTGTTGTTGGAGTAGTACTCCTCAGAAGCATCAAGCAGGACCTGAACCTCTTCGTTAGCAGGAACCTCTTCTTCCTCAGAAGCCTCATCACTATCCCATTCTGAGGTATCTTCATCCTCATCTGGGGTGGTTTCTTCTTTTTGGCCTAACTTCTTTTGAAGCTCAAGATAAGCTTTTTCAAGATCTTCAGCAGACTTAAATTTGCCTGCGTAATTTAGCTCGGCCTCGGAGTCCTTACGGGCTTTGTCGTAAGTGTCTTGACGGATACTTTCTTCTTCGGCTTGGAGTTTACTACCCAGCTCAAGAAGGCGAGCCTCTTCAGCTTCACGGGAAGCAACGTCTGCTAAATCTGTTCCGTCAAAGGTAATTTCAGGCATGGTGCTTAGTGGAGAACAAGGGTAACTTTACCGAGACCAGGAACCACGACTTTGGAACCAGAGCCAACAGACTTAGGCTTAGCAGTATCTGCTTTTACCTCAGGCTTGCCAGCAGTCCTGCGACGAGGAGTCAGTTCGGTGACAATAGCATCAGGGGCTTCCTGCTCATCCAGCGCTGGGGAGGTTTGGGATGGTTGGAGGTTGTCCTGATTGGATGTTTTCTGAGACATTGCGGAGGGAATCTAGTGCTTCAGGGTTCTTAGAGGGGTCAAGCATAGGAGCCTTGGCCAGGTTACCAGCTTGATTTATCAGAGAGCCTTGCATTGCTTGGGCTTGAGCGGCCTGCATTTCAGCAGCTTGTTCCTGTTGGGTCTTGACCAGCCTAAGCGTGTCAATGCCCTGGGACGCTGCGAGGCGTTTAATTGCTTCATCCGGGTGGATGTACTTCATCAGCATCTCTGGACCAAGAGATTGACCAATGGTCTGTAGGAACATCATGAGAGACTCACGGTCCTGACCACGGCCAATGCCTTCAAGGCCAGCAATGATGGTTGGGAAGACAATACCCTTAGGAAGCTTGGGAAGATCTCCAGCCCGTTGAAGGGTGAAGAGTTTGCGTTGGAGGTAAGGACGAACCAACTCAGTTGTCAGGTTACCATAGATTCCACCAAGCTGCTCATTGAGTTCCTGCTGGGTGGCCCGGATCTCTTCTGCCGTGGTCCTTTCGGACTGACGAACAGTAAGAACAAGGAACGCCTCAGAAAGACGCTGAACAAGTTGGGTGATCATCTGGTAAGCGGTGGCAAAGTCTGCCTGCTTTTGAACCTGAACTGCGGTCACGTCCTCAGCCCTACCTTGAATGATAGCACCGTTGCCTGCCTTTGCCAAGGTGGAGGGCTTGACGGTAGCAGAGGGGGCCACCAGGAAGATGACCTTAGCAGCAGCAGCCGAACCTTCTACCATGGCTTGCATCAGCCCCTCAAGGGACTTCAGATCACCAAGGTACTCTTCAATCCTACCACGTCCATAGTCTTCTCCATCAACCACGTTAAAGCGCAGGGGCAGCCAAGGCGTTGTATTCTTTGGAGCCTTACCTTCAGACTCGGGGACAATCTCTCCATCAACTTCTTGACGCCAACGCCACTGACCATCACGAAGCTTTGCCCATGTATAGACGGCTGCTTCGCCTTCGCCAACGGTTACGTCAACATCAGGAGTTGGGGTGTTGTCTCCAGTGTGATTAACAGTACTTTTTGATTGTTGAAATTGTTCTGGAAGGAACTGTCGATCAATAGATTCAACAGTAACGATCTCTGTGGGCTGACCCTCTCCGTCACGGACGACCACAAAACGGTCAAGAGGATACAGCTTCACACCTTTCGAACCCATGTATACCAGGGCATTCCCGGTTACAATCAAGTGCTTCATTGCCTGATGTAGGATCACGCGATCCTGTGATTCGGCAACGTGTTGCATGACAACCCGCTCCATTTTGGAGAGGCTGAGGTCAATCTCTGATTTGATCGTAGCATCAAGAGTGGGGTCCGAGGCCAGTTTACCGTCGTTGATCTGAAGCTTGAAGAAGGTCGTGTTCACAGGGAACAGACTCAACATAAGCTTCGAGGCCATGACGTTAACGCCTTTGGCTCCGATAGATTGCCAGGGTGTGCGAAGCTTCTGACCATTCACCACCCCGGTTGAGGTGAGCAAGTATGGCAGGCTTAATGCTGCACAGTCCCTAGCAGTATCGAGGAAGATCGTCCTATCACTGGCTAGTTTTGCGTAGCGATCAGCGGCGGACTGATTTTCCATTGTCATTTACCAATGTTTAGGTTAATAGAACGACCAGAAGTGCCACCGCCAGCAGAGGCGGAAACATTCACGGGAACTGTGGCGGTGGGAATCCGAAGCATACCAGGACCACGACTAGCAGCACGTTGCCCGGCAGCACGAGCACTCTCGGAGGGACGCACGGTCGTTGGAGCGGTATTAGTGGAAGCAGGAGTCACCGAAGTCGGCGGCGGCGGCGGCGGGGGAGGAGCTTCAGGCATCGGAGCAGGAGGCGGAAGCTTGGGCGCCTTAGGAGCAATACACATGATTACTTGGTCAATTTGGATTTAAGGTGCCTGATGATCTCAATACATCCAGCCATCCTGCCTGCCTCCCAAGGAGTCATTTCGTGATCAGGGTAGTTGTCTGGATACATCTCATCAAGTTCAGCGATAAGTTTAGACAAAGAAACATTCCCCCCAACCACGCGGGTCAGGGGGAGGGCCTCGTCTTCAAGGTAAGGGTTAGCCATACTGTGGAAGATCCGTGTTGGACGCCTCGAAGAACGCAGGCATCCTAGCACGTTGGGTGTCAGACAGACCGGGTGCTTTCCCCCTCTCGTAGAGGGAGTCTGATTGGTTAAGCCAGAAGTCTTTGTCTAGGTATTTGCTAGTGGAGCTGCCAAGACCATCAACTACCCATCCAACAGTCGCTCGGCGTAGTCGATTGAGGCTTGGTGTGGACTTGAGGCCCAGCTCGGAGCAGACCATCGAGTGGACCGCGACGTGGGTTTGCTCGTCTCGGCT